CGTCCTGATATCTGGCTCAAAGGTAAGTGGGCAGAGGAAGAAATCGGATACGCAATCCATCACGACGACGATGGCCCGGTCTACCTCGAAGACATGGAGGCGCGGTTCGCAATCATGAAGTGCGCCGGCGTTCCGCAGACCGAGCACATACCACATCAACGTTTTTGGGCCGACGCGCGCAAGCACATCAAGATCGCTGTCGGGCCGAGCCTACTGCCGTGCGAATGCACTTTCTAATGGAGAAAATATGTTGATGATATACCTCGCTGGCGGCATGAAATCAGGATGGCAGGATCGCGTAATCTCAGCCGTGCCGAAGTTCTCATTTAAAGACCCGCGCGCCCATGGCTTGCGTGATGAGAAAGCATATACGGATTGGGATTTGCGAGCGATCCGCGATAGCCAAATCGTCCTTGCATATATGGACTCGCAAAATCCTAGCGGCTACGGCTTAGCGTTGGAGATTGGATATGCCAAAGCGCTAGGCCGTGAAATTTGGTACGTATGCGAAGACATCCTGGACCGTCAAAAATTCTTCGGCATGGTGCGAGCCTGCGCTGATCGCCAATTTGACTCACTGGACCAAGCCATTGATGCGCTTGCGAGCTACGCATGACCGCGCTCGGATATTCCCGCAACGACGCCTACCGCCTAGCCACGCAGCAGATAGTGCCAGCGCCGATGACGAAGCGCGTCAAGTGTTCGCAGTGTCGCCGTACGCAGTCAATCGGTCAGTACGGTCAAGGCTCGGATATTTGCATCACATGCAAGCCGCAGGGCAAAAACTTTAGGAGGGGATTATGAGCCGTCGCACAGTAGAGGTACAGGTTCGCTATGTCGATGTTGATGTGCCACTTGAGGATATTACCGATGATGACTTGCTGGCGGAATTGCGCGACCGGAAGGTGATTCGTCCGAGCGACATTCCATCCAATACGCCACCACTGAGCGGCGAAGAAACGCACCCGCTGCACGAAATTTACTACGCCTTCAAGTTCGGCATGGTAGACCGCGCTACCGAACTGGCCCGCGCCTATGTGTGCGACGAACTGGGAGTGGTGCTGTGACTGCCCGATATGCCTATGTCGACTACGACCGCTCGCACGCGACAGCCGAAATCATCTTCAGGTGCTTGATGATCCGCATGCGCTGCCGGATGGCTCCGTATCTGAGGGAATCAAGTAGGAGGTGCGCGGTATGAAGCATCGCCAATTCAAGACGGGCGGCGTCTCGCAGTGCTGGCATTGCAGCCGCCAGCTTGTGCGCATCAAGGGCGGATTTCGCTGCGCGGAAGTGCAAGACCCGATAGGCAACAGGATGCGCGTGCATAAGGATTGTGTGCGCCTCGCTGTGGCTGATGGCGATGTGCGCGCTGTTGAGATTGCTGTATGACCCTCAAACGATCTGGCTTCGTGCCTCGGAAGCAGCAGGCGTTTAAGCGGTCCGAGCGCAAGGAATCGGACGCTGTGGCGAAGGTGCGGCGGGGGATGAAGTCGAGCCGTCCGAAAATGACGCCGATTCGGGCCAGCGCAAAGGGCGAGCAATGCACATTGCGGTTCCCGTGCTGCACGTTCAAACCAGAGCAAACGGTTTGGTGTCACTCAAATAACTACGTTGACGGCAAGGGCGCTGGGCTGAAGGCGCGGGACGAAGAGGGGTGCTACGGGTGCGCGGCCTGTCACGCATTCCTTGATGGTGGGTATGCGGGCCACATGAAGCGCGAACTGGTCGATATTTATTTCGACATTGCACGAGCATTAAGCCAAGCCATCTTGCAACACAAGGGGCTTATGAAAGGCGCAACCGGCAGCGATTCGCAGTCGCCACCAGTTGCTGATCAAAAAAACACCATAGGGGAATTATATTGACTTCCGCAATTCTAAGCGATTACGAACGCTTCATCAAAAACAAGCAGGCGGCCGACATTCCATCAGGCTTCGATCTGGACGTGCCTACCGGCCCGCTGTTCGACTTTCAGGCCGCGTGCGTCAAGTGGGCATTGAAGCGCGGCCGCGCGGCGCTGTTCGCTGATACGGGGCTTGGCAAGACCGCTATGCAAACGACCTGGGCGCAAGCCGTGGCCGAGCATACAGGTGGCAACGTCATCATCGCCGCGCCCCTGTGCGTCGCGCAGCAGACCGTTGAGGAAGCGGCCAAGTTTGGCATCACGGTCAAGTACTGCCGCGCCGACGATCAGGTCGAGCCGGGCATCACGATTACCAATTATGAAATGCTTGAGCACTTCGACTTGGAGTCGTTCGCCGGCGTGGTGCTGGACGAGTCGAGCATCCTCAAGAGCCACACGAGCAAGACCCGCGAGGCAATCACGCAAGCATTCAAGCGCACGCCATACAAACTGTCATGCACCGCCACACCATCGCCGAACGACTATATCGAGCTCGGCAATCAAGCCGATTTCCTTGGCGTGATGAGCGCGCAGGAAATGCTGGCGACGTTCTTTACACACGATGGCGGCGACACATCGAAATGGCGTCTCAAGGGGCACGGCAAAGTGCGCTTTTGGGAATGGATGGCGACTTGGGCTATCTGCATTCGAAACCCGTCAGACCTTGGCTTTGATGGCTCGCGGTACGAACTTCCGCCAGTCAACATGATCGAGCACACGGTATCGGGCGGCGACCTGCTCGAAGGCCAGTTGTTCGCCGTGACCGCGCAGACGTTGAGCGAGCGCCGGCAGGCCAAGAAATCAAGCATGGCGGATCGTGTCGCACTGGCGGCAGGTATTGCCAACGGCACCGACCAGCCTGTGATTGTTTGGTGCCACATGAACGACGAGAGCGGCGCGCTGGCAAAGGCGATCCCTGATTCCGTTGAGGTAACCGGCTCGATGTCGGCTGATCAGAAGATCGAAAACATCACGGCCTTTCTTCGTGGTGATGCGCGAGTGATCGTTAGTAAGGCGTCGATCATGGGCTTTGGCTTAAATTTTCAGCACTGCAATGAAATGATTTTTGCAGGCATGGACGACAGTTTTGAAAAATACTATCAGGCAGTCCGCCGATGCCATCGCTTCGGCCAAAAGCGCCAGGTGAATGTCCACATCATCACCGCCGAAACCGAGGGCGCAGTCAAGGCCAATATCCAGCGCAAGCAGGCGCAATCCGATTTGATGGCCGAGCAGATGGTGGCGCACATGCGCGGCATCACGCGCCGGTCAATCGTTGGCGCCACCAGCAACACCGAAACCTATAACCCGACCGTGCCGATGACAATCCCGGCATGGATCATTGCAAACATCGAGAAATGACCATGACCAACGTACTCAACCAGGTAATCACCGACAACTATTCTCTTTGGAATATGGATTGTGTTGACGCGGTAAGGGCGCTGCCTGACAACTCCATCGACTTCAGCGTGTACAGCCCGCCCTTCGAGTCATTGTATGTGTTCTCTAGTTCTGAGCGTGATTTTGGTAATAACGCCAACTCGGCGGATTTCTGGAAGCACTATCGGTATCTGATTTCTGAAATGTATCGTGCGCTGAAGCCGGGGCGACTCATTGCCATCCACTGCATGCAACTCCCGACGTCCAAAACCCGCGATGGCTACATTGGGCTAAAAGACTTCCGTGGCGAGATTATCCGTTCGCACCAGGATGCCGGATTCATTTACCACAGCGAAGTATGTATTTGGAAGTGTCCGGTTGTGGCGATGACACGGACCAAGGCACTCGGCCTGCTTTACAAGCAACTACGCAAAGACTCGGCAATGTCGCGTCAAGGAATCGCGGATTACCTCGTTGTGGTACGCAAGCCTGGTGACAATCCAGATCCAGTAACCAAGACGCACGAAAGTCATTCTGTAGACCTGTGGCAGCAGTACGCATCGCCGGTTTGGATGGACATACTTCCAGGACGGACTTTGCAATACATGTCAGCACGAGAAAGCGATGACGAAAAACATATCTCGCCATTGCAGACGCAAATCATCGAGCGCGCAATCGACCTTTGGACGAATCCCGGCGACCTCGTTTTTACCCCATTCCTCGGAATTGGAAGCGAGGCGTACGTAGCCCTGCAAATGGGCCGACGTGCGTGCGGGTCAGAACTCAAGCGATCGTACTTCGATCTGGCCGTGCGCAATTGTCACGAAGCGCAGCAGGACAAGCAAGATGACCTGTTCGCCGAGCCTGCGGAGGCCCCATGAAATCCACATCATCCCAGCGCCGCCAAATAGCCGCGCACCTGTCGGCGGGGAATGCGCTGACTGCATTGGAGGCGCTGCGGCTATTCGGCGTAAATCGTCTGGCGGCGCGTGTTTTGGACCTGAGACACGATGGCGTCAACGTGGTCACAACGATGGTCGAGGTCGAGGGCGCAAACGGGCCGGCGCGGGTAGCCAAATATTCACTTGGCGAGGCGGTGAAATGACGCACCCACTAGCCGCGCGCCGGATCGCCATGATCCTCGCCGCGCTTGAGGCTGGCCCGCTGACGGTGCACGCGCTGTCCGTCAAGGTATCGCTGCACTATGACCGCACGCGCGAATACGTGTTCGATCTGGCGGCGCAGCACTTAGTCCACATTAAGGCGTGGAAGCCGCTCCCCACTGGTAGGCAGCATCCAGTCGCAGTGTACGTGCTTGGCGCTGGCAAGGACGCGAAAAAGCCCAAGCGCATGACTGGCGCGCAACGGCAGGCGGCTATGCGTAAGCGCATCTTCGCGGATCAGGAGCGCCGTGAACTGTACCTGGCCCGTGGGCGCGCAATGAAGCGGGTCAAGCGCGCGATCAGCAAGCCGCAGACATGGATTTCGGCACTGGGGGCGGTATGACGATCAAGCGACACAAAGACGCCGCCCTGTTCCCCGGCGTGCCGGATCAGCTAATCCACGACTTCGCAGCCGTGCGCAAGGCCAAGCGCGCGCCTATCACGGCAACTGCCATTGCCGGCATCCAGCGCGAGGCAGACAAAGCCGGGCTGACGCTTGAGCAGGCGCTGACCCTATGCGTCGAGCGCAACTGGCAGGGATTCAATGCGCAATGGGTGCTTCGGATTAACGACGCCGGCCAGCCAGCGCGCCAGATGGTCAACGACGAGGCCAAGCGCCACCTATTCGGGGGCTTTGATGAATTCGGGAGCACTGATGCGCCAAGGTGACTACGACGAGTTCGCAAAGCTGATCGACGACGCATACGACATGATCAGCGTCGGCTCGAAGTCTCTCAGTGCGGCGGCGCGCGCGATGTTCTTCAGGGCTGTAGCCAAGTACCCGCTTGACCTGTTCCGCGCTGCCTTGCACGCGCACATCATGGGTAAAGAAGGGCGATTCGTTCCGCAGCCGTCGCACATCATCGAGCAAATCGAGCGCATGGTCGAGCAGGACGGGCGACCTGGCGCTGAGGAAGCTTGGGCGATTGCTCTTACGGGATGCAAGGAAGAGGCAACCGTGGTCTGGACGACAGAAACCGCGCAGGCCCTATTCATCAGCCGCCCGGTACTCGACTCCAGCGGGGCAATCAGCGCGCGCAAGGCGTTCCTTGAGGCTTACACGCGACTGGTTGCAGATGCTCGATCAGCGCGCCGACCGGCCGAATGGGTTGCGTCAATTGGATGGGATAGGCGGCAGCAGGTTTCTGCAATCAAGGGTGCGATCAATGCTGGTCGATTGCCAGCGCCGTCCGCTGCGGCCCTGCTAGAAGGTCCGGGCGGCGATCCAACTCCTGATGAGGCGGCGCGCGCGCAGATTGCACTAATCAAGAAGCTGATCAAGGACGCAACTGAAGCGCGGGAGACTGCCAGATTGGCCGAAGTCGAACGCCTGCGTCTAGCTGGCGAGGATTTCAAACGCCGCACACAGGATCAGGTTGACCAGTTCCTAGCGGGAGGTGAGCCATGAAGTGCATCGCTTGCACCAAGTGCGATCTCAAATTCAACCAAGCATTCTCGAAACTCGGAATGGCGCACTGCAAGGACGATCCGCCTGCAACGTTTGTCAGTCTCAAATTTGAACGGGTATGCAGTTCCTTTAAACCAGCGCCGGCCGCAACGGTGGTCAAGCGCGAAATGTGGGCAGAGAAGATATGAACCAACTTGCACTAGATGCAAACCGCAGGCTCGCTGCGGCGCTTGGATGGACCAACATAGTAGACGTCGGCAATGCTCTGCTCGGCAAGCCGACATGGGTATGCGACAACTCGCGCAGCCAAGTGCAGGTTCCGAACTGGGCGGGCGACTGGAAGGACTGCGGGCCGTTGATCGAGCAGTATCGCATTGCGTTGAATCCAGCGCTAACACAGAAAGGGCGGTACTTAGCGGAGACAGAAAAGGCAGCGCTGGGCGAGTTCGGCGATTCGCCGATGCTGGCCATCGTTGCTGCTGTATGCGCGCAACTGGAGGCTGGCGCGTGAGCTACATGAAGAAGGCGGACGCCAACCAGCCCGAGATAGTCAAAGCACTGCGCGGCGCGGGTTGCACGGTCGAACACTTGCACGCGGTTGGCGCGGGCTGTCCTGACCTCCTATGCGCGATTGACGATCAAGTCTTCTTGATCGAGGTGAAGGACGGATCGAAGGTTCCGAGCGATCAGAAGCTAACCCCAGCGCAGGTCGTCTGGCATGCGCAATGGAAGGCCGAAGTTCATATCGTCAACTCGGTGGCTGCGGCGCTGACTGTGGTTGCCATTTACAAGGCCGCGCCATGACCAAGCCCCGCCGCAAATACCGCCCGAAGCCCTGTGTTCTGCCGCTGGGCATGCGCAAGGCTGGCGACATGGAATTTCCCGGCTTTGCCGCATCGCTCGCCCTCGGCACCGACTGGATGACTGAGCAGCACGTCTACGACCTTCTGAGCAATGCCGACATGACACGCCGCATCGCGCCCGATGGGCATCCGATCCTGGTCGTTGCGCAGGCCATGGTCTACGCGATAGCCGAGATTCAGCGGCGAGCAGAGCGCACCGGAAAAACAGGATGCACTGGCGACGAATTACGCATCTTGCGCGAAGGCGTAGGCCGGACCATGGACTATCTGCGCACGGTGTCGAATGTGGCGATTGACAGGGCGGCGCGGGCAGCGCTGGCCGAGTTCAACCGGACCGGGGCGCTGCGAGTATGAGTGATGAGCCGCTAACCCGCGCCGAATTGGAAGAGGTGCGCCGCCATCATAAGGGCAAGCCGCCGACGAGGGCGCTGCCGAATGATTTTTTCAGAGACCCAATTTATACCGCACGGCTGTCCCGAGAAATCATTGAGCGCGAACGTATGAAGATGTGGAAGAAGGAACAGTAGTTTAACCAAGGAGAAAGAAAATGTTTAATAGCCGCATTGGAACAATGCCAGTAATCAGGATCGAATTGGAGTCAATGCAGCAATCGATATGTCACGCGTTCTCCGAGCATATCGGGTCCATGGACGCGCAAATGCAGTCGGCGGTAAAGGCGTTCTGCGCGCCTGAAAATATTAAAAGCATCATCGATGCACAGGTAAGTAAGGTTCTGAAATCGGCCATTGAAAACGAGATCAGCCACTTCTACACCTACGGCGATGGGATGGAGGCGGTCAAGAATGCGATCCGCAAGCGGCTGGACGACAACGAGACGTGGCTGGATTATTAAACGGTAAGCCCTGCCGATCAGGGCTAATCAAAAGGAGAAGCACCATGTACGAAGGAAATGCAATTGGAACTGCTGTCGGACTCCAAGACTACAACGCCAAGATGGCGGCATGCAAAGGCATGCAAAGCCCGACCCTCTCGGAAAACATCGAGCAGCGCATTGCCATGCTTGAACAGCAAGTCGAGCGGCTCAAGAACGTCAAGGCCAAGCTGCTGACCGGCAGCATGCTCGACGTGCCGATTGAAGACCTGCGCTTCGCAATGAACTACTAAAACGGCAAGCGGCCCGCCGATCAGGGCCGCGCAACGAGAGGAATGCAATGGAAACTTTTACCCAGCCGAAAATCACGGGATACCGCCAACTGACTGAGGAAGAAGTCGCGCTCATGAACGAGGGCAAGGCGCTGGCCGAGCAATGCGGCGCGTATATCGCAAAACTGCGCAGCCACACTGGGAAGATGGCGAACAATTCACCGGAACTGCTCGCACTGGATCAGCGCTGGATCAGCATCGGCGCAACCGACCTGCAGCGCGGTTTCATGGCTGTCATTCGTGGCATCGCACAGCCGACGACGTTCTAACAACACCGCCCGCACGATACCGAAAATAAATATTGTGCGGGCGAATTTTCCTTGGTGTAGTATGGTAAGGTGGGAGGGTCTTCCAGTGGAGAAACCCATGATTGCCGCAAAACTCGCTATTTTCCCAGTCAATCCGCGCCGCTTCGATTCGACTCCGCGCAGGGTCCGTAGGCAGGACGCGCCCGAGGCGTTCATCAAACCTGACGGACTCGACCTGTGCCTCGCGTGCTGGAAGGAATGGATGGGCCGCAGCGATACCGATCTAGGCATCAAGAGCCAGTCCACGCTGCGCGGCGACAGTGACGGCTATGACGGCGTGGACACTTCGCAGATGCGGCGTGACAACGAGATTGCGGAGGCGACGGACGCGATGATCCGCAGCTTGCAACGGTCGTATCAATGGGCAATCAGGCGGAAGTGCTCGATCACGCGCCAGAACGTGTGGAACTTCCCGCAACTGGACTATGTGACCGAGGCGCAAGCAGCATGCGTTGAGCTTGAAAAAAAGTTGCGAAACAACGTTGCCACACGGCTTCTTTGGTGATAGAGTGGCGTTACTGGCTGTTTTTTCACGCCTAAAAATATGTAGTACCCGGCAGATTGTCCGGGACGAACCCAGAAGCCGCCCTCCGAGGTGGCTTTTTGCATTTCAGCGCCACTTAGCGAGGCCGTCATGCGGACCATCTACCTCAAGCGCCGCCCATTCGTGTGCCGCTTCTGGCGCAGCTATCACGGCTGGCGCGCTGTATATGGCCGCTGGCAGTCGCTCAAGGCTGCGTGGTGGATAGCGAGGTTGTCATGACTGCGAACCATCCGCCAAAAGAAGCCGTCCGCGCCTACCTGGCAAAGCGGACGCAAGACGAAAGCCCGCCACCATCGCCGGATCAAGTCCGCGAAATGCTCGGGTGGCACATGATTCCCGAAAACGGGTATGTGCCGGAGGCCGAAGAATAGAGTTCCCTTCTGGGGCTTGAAGTCCTCGGAACATAGAGGCCAGCCGACGCACAATCAGCTGCAC